GACGTGTCCAGCATCGCGCCACACGTATTTGCCGCTCACGAAGAGCAGTTGGCCAGAGCGACGGCACCGCAGCCGCAACCGATCACAGCTGAGATCACATTCAAACCCGACATCGGAGCTTTTGAGATGGTTGCTGAAAGCAGAGACGCGATGTCGCTTCTTCGGGCGCTGGGACCACGGGCAAAAATTACCATCCACTTTTGAAATGACCCGCCAACAAATCCAGGAGATTCAAGAGCGCATTGGCACGACTCCAGACGGATTCTGGGGGCCGAAGTCCACGGCAGCTTGCCAAGCGTATTTGCGCTCGCTCATGCCATCGCCTAGCGCGTTCCCTGCATCGACGCCGCAAGCCCTAGCCAAGCATTACGGCGACCCAGCCAAGGGCGAAGTGATCGGGCAAATCATCAAGCTCGACGTGACTGGGCTCGGGCTCAAATACAGCGGATCGGCGGTAAAGACGGTCAACGCCCACGCCAAATGCGCCGACTCGCTTTACAAGGTGCTGGTCGACCTTTCCGCCCTCGACTCTGGATGGGTGCTTGGCGAGTATGCCGGGATTTACAATCATCGCCCAATGCGCGGCGGGACTCGCTGGAGCCTGCACGCCTACGGTGCAGCCATCGACCTTGCGCCGGGGACGAACGGGCTCAACACTCATTGGCCGACTCGGGCAAATATGCCGCTGGAGGTGATGGAATGCTTCGCCCTCCAAGGCTGGCTTCCCGCCGGGGCATTCTGGTCAAGGGATGCGATGCATTTCGAAGCAACGCGATAAATGTGGCGTCACTGGCAAGTTTAAAGGGTTTTCGTTGTTGTTCCCGTGGTGCTTGCTGGTGACGCCCTTTCGTATCAGAACAACGTGAGCTGAGACTTAGCGTTTTGCAGGTTCTGGCAGGCTTGCTTGAAATACGACTCCTTCAGCTCACTGCCGACAAAGCGCCGATTCAGCTCAAGCGACGCGTAGCCCTCGCTACCGATGCCGGTGAAGGGTGAGTAAACGAGATCTCCCTCATTGCTCCAGAGCGTGACAGCGCGCTCAATGACATCGAGCTGCAACGGGCAGATGTGCCGCTCGTCCTGATCGTCACGCGCTCCATCGCGATTCAACACGCGCCCTTGATCAACGGTCATCCAGACTGGCGACGCGACCTCTTGCCACCAGTCCACCGGATAGCGCGCAGGGTCCTTTGTCACTGGCTTTGGGTTCTCTCCGGGCTTGCGGAACACGAGCAGATAATCAGAGCAGCCGACACGTGAATCGCAGGAGTCAGCCTTGAGCGTCTTGTAAAGCAGGCCGTGTGCCTTCGTGCGTTGCATCTCGGTCACTGGGCTTTTCCAGATGCAGATGCGGGAGTGGAATAGAAAACCCTTCCGCCAGAATGCGCGGATGATCTCGCCAGAGAAGTCCTGAAACTCAATCTTGCCGTGCTTCCACTTGGTTGAAAGGAGATCCACACAATGCACCGCAACCTCACGACCGGGAACCATGATGCGCTTCAGCTCCTCGATGAGCAGTTCGAAATGCTGCGTGAACTCCGACAGGTCCGCACAGTTTCCCATGTCCTGCAGGTCATCCGAATACGTGAAAAGATCCGCGAATGGCGGCGAGAAAACAGAGAAGTCGATGGAGTCGTCCTCGATCTGTTTTGCCACTCGGACGCAATCGCCGTGGTGGAGAGTCCAATCCTTGCCGTATGCCGTGGTGATGTCTGTTTTCATGGTGAGCTTTTTGGTTTGATGTTCGGTGAATGCGGCGGATGCGATCTTCATCCGCTCTTGCATATTCTGGTGTTGTTCGATTTTGCGCCTGACGGTTTTGATGATGGCATCCTCGGTGGACGCCTGGACGATGAATGCATTGACGGGTTTCTTTTGCCCGAAGCGGTAGGAACGGCGGAGGGCTTGGTAGAAGTCCTCAAACGAGTATGACAGTCCGACGAAGGCGACGTTCTGGCAATGCTGCCAATTCATTCCGTAACCGAAGATGCCAGACTTGGAAATCAGCACGCGCAACTTGCCGCTCACGAAGTCATCAGCGGCTTGCTCTTTTTTCTTGGACGAATCAGATCCACGGATCTCGACGGCGTCGGGCATGGCCTTGGTTAGCTGCTCGCTCTCGTCATTCGTGTTGCACCAAACAATCCACGACTCAGAAGATGCATTCACCATCTCGGCTACCTTGGCAACGCGAGCAGGTGACGTGAGCCGCATCTCTTTGTGCATTGTCGTGGCCGACAGCGTAGGAGCGCGGAAAAGCTCGCCCTCGCCGGCGCCTTCGACCTGATCAACCTCGACCGTCAGCGTTTGGAGATTGAGCGGCGGCAAGTCGTAGCCATTATCACAGAAGCCGATGTCAGACGGCTTGGAAACGCACGCCGCCCAGCTTGCGACCCAGCGCCAGAACTCGGCCTCAGCGTGGCCCTTGAGTCTCCAATCGCCCGTGTTGAAGGTATCGTTGATGAAGAACGTGGCGAGCATCTGAGCTGGCGAGCAGACGCCGAGGAAGTCAGCGTGCTGGCCAAACTCGGTATAATCGTTTGGCGATGGTGTGGCGGTGCAGCACAAGCGATAAGGAGTCTCGGCAAAGGTATCGGTGAGCAGCTTCCGCATTTTGCCAGTGAAGTTTTTCAGGATGGACGACTCATCCAGAACGACTCCGGCGAAGATCGAGCAGTCGAACTTTTCCAGCTTTTCGTAATTCGTGATCCAGATGCCAGGGCTTGTGACATCATCGCCGCTCTCGGCCACCGTCGCACTCAGGCCAAACTTGAGCGCCTCTTGCGCGGTCTGGTGAGCGACTGCGAGCGGCGTGAGAATCAACACGCTCCCGCCAGTCTTGCGGCAGATCTGAGATGCCCACTCAAGCTGCTGCGCCGTTTTGCCCAGGCCACAATCTTCGAACAAAGCGGCCCTCCCTTGTCTGACAGCCCAGCGCAGGACGTGAGCTTGCCACTCGAAAAGAGGAGCGATGATTGGTAATGGTTCAAAGCCGTGCGATGCGGCACGTCGCGTCTTTGCTTCGATGAAGGTATCGTAATCGTTCATGGGACTTCACAAACGCACAGCGGCTTGTGACTGTAAAGCGCAAAGTGTAGAAAAAGAATTTTCTACTTTTATTTGACGGCATGCAAAACGTGTGATTTAATCATCTCGTTAACCACACGAACGATTATGAACTCATTCCTTGCCAGCCAGATTAAAGAAATTGCAACTGAGCTTATTCTTGACGCCCTTGAGAACGGCGACGCCATCAAAACATCTAAAGAATTGCGCGAAGATATCCGCCAGGGATGGCTTGCGGCCCTTGACCATTCCGGTATGCCTACCGATATGGTTAAGCTGCTTCAATTTCCAATTTAACCCCATGATCACCACTCCTCCACCACCAATCCCAACGGCGACCCTCAAAGTCACCGCCGACCTTCACCGCAGGCTCAAGATCCACGCCTGCCGCAACGGCTACAAGCTGCAAGACTTCGTTGAGCGCGTGCTTGAAAAAAGCATGAACCGCAAGAAGCCTTGAGCATAACTACATCCAACACCGATAATACCAAATACAGATCGAACGATTATGACTGCACCCAAACACACTCCTGCGCCTTGGCGCTACATCAGACGCTCTGACAAAGAGTTTTCTCATCCCAGCATTGAGGCTTTGGATGACACGTTTTCAGTCGTCATTCTTGGTTTCAAAGATGACCCAAAAGACGACGGCGGCGTGCGCGGTCGCACCGATGAAGAGGCCGATGCAAACGCGCACCTGATCGCCGCTGCTCCTGATTTGCTGGCGGCTTTGAAGCGTAGCGTTGTCGCTCTTGAGGAGTGCTCTGACTGCCTGGACTCCTACCGCATCGGGCAACTTGAAGCAGCACGCGCAGCCATCGCCAAAGCAGAAGGGAGGGCGAAATGATGCCGCTTACCTCCGCTTCAACCCTGCTTATTCGCTGGACTACATGGCTTGATCGCGCCTGCTTCTGGGCTGGTTTTCATCGTCAACGCAAAAACGGCCACGTTGCACTAGTCGCAAGCTGGGCCAAATCCGATTACAAGGCATGGAGGGCCGCGACGTTTCGATGACTATTCACCGTCTCATTTTTGAACTGGAGCAGCTAGCAGGAAAACTTCCGCACGGCTACCAATCCGATGTCGTCGCCTGGGTCCGAGTCCCGAATGCCGGCGAATCCGCAGTCCTCGAAGTCTCCGAAGTGCAACAAGGCTACCGCATCACGCACGGCGGTCCTATCGCTACAATTTGCCTGGATCAACGGGCATGACCAAAACCAAAACCAAAACGAACGATATGAATAACACTACGCCACCATCACCTAAACGACTCCATAAAAAAGGAGTCACCGAATCGCCGCGCCTTGTTTTGGATGCGGTTCAAAAATATAAGGTCTATCAATGGGTTGAGAAGAACAAGGAAATGTGCGAAAAAAAGTCCGCTGAAGAGCTTGCTCAAACCGCATCCAAAGACATTGGATTTAGCATTTCATCGACTAGCATTTTAACCTTCAGGAATGCGGTTTATCCTGACCTTAAAAGGGTTCGCTCATCCGTAAAGACTGACCATTCAGCGCAATTGAGCGCGAGAGTTGATGCTCTTGAATGCAGGATGAATGACATGGACGCATACTGCAATTACCTTTGCGAGGAGATGAACAAGTTGGAGTCAATAATCAAGGCGAAACCTTAACCGAGCACCACGAACAACAATGAAATCTCTCATCTACTCCATCCTGCCTTACTGGGTCATCGCATCCATCCGCCGCCGTCGTGACATCCAGCGCCGCTACAAGCTCGCAGTGCGCGAGAATGGCCGCATCTACGGCACTTACCTTGACCCTCTCTGAATTTCCAACACACCACAGCCCCGCACAACCCTGCGCTCCACTTCACAACATCTAATTTCCAACACCGCACTCCACAGCACTTCACACCACGTCACGCCGCTCCACGACACACCACAACACGCCACGACATCCACTTTCCCTCACCCGAGGGCTAAACCAAAACCAAACAGAACGATACACATATGAAAATCGCAACCGTCACACTTGAATCAGTCGCGCCCTATTCGCAGTCCCGCTACCACGGCACGCCCAAAGACCCGAAGGAAGGCCACGACGACTACGAAGAGCGCACTTGGCGCGAGAAGGGCCACTGGGACACCAAGACCGGAGAACTGTTCATCCCGCCCATGGCCATCAAGCAGTGCCTCGACGCCGCCGTGAAACGCTCCGGCAAACAGATTCCGGGTAAGGGCAAGGCCACTTACACCAAGCACTTCCTCGGCGGCGTGATGGTGTTTGAGCCTGCCGTCTTGGAGGACCACAACGGCAACCGCTACACCCGCGAGAACATCACCAAATGGAGCGGCATGATGAGCAGCACTGGCGAGAAGGGCAAGGCTGGCGGCAAGGTCGTCCTTCGCCACTTCCCAGACGCGCCGACCTGGAACACCACGGTTCAATTCCACATCATGGATGACACCGTGACGAAGGACGTTTTCACGGAGATGCTTGAGGAGGCTGGTAAGTTTATCGGCCTCGGGCGTTTCCGTCCACAGAACGGAGGCTTCTACGGACGCTTCGCCGTCGCCTCTGTTAGGTGGGAATAGAGTTTTCGGCACTTCACTCCACACCACTACACAACACTTCACATCACGTCACTGCACTACACTTCACACCACAACATCCTGTTTCCGGCACTTCGCAACACTCTACGTCACCGCACGTCACCACGCGTCACGACACAACACAACACGACATCCTATTTCCTGCACACCACTTCACCACACGCCACCACACGCCACGACACTCTACTTCACAACACAACACCAAATCTCTAACGAACGATTCCCATGCAAACCATCGAAACCGAACAAACAGACAGGCCGATCTTCAAACCATCGGCAGAAACAGAGCGCATCATCAACCGCTTCAAGAAGGCCCTTCCCAGTGACATCATCACTTGGATGGAGATGCATGAAATCACCGCGCTCAAGGACAAGCAGAAGCTCCGCGCTTGCGTGATGACGGCCAGGAAGCACCTGCTGAGCGAGGACCAAGCCTGTTTTGCCGCTGTGCGCGGTGTGGGCATGAAACGCCTTCCACCTGAGGAGGTGGTCGAGCAGGAAGGCACAACGGCCACAAAGGTTAGGCGCACCGTTAAGGCTTCGCTTCGTCGCCTATCTACCGTCAATCCTGACGATCTGCCGCAGCAAGGCGCGCAACACCACAGGATGACATCTGCCGCCCTTGGCGCGATTGCGCTGTGCGTGAAGCCGAGTAACCTGGACAAGGTAAAGCAAGTGACCCTCGGCAATGGCCGCATCGACGGCAGCGGGGCGCTGGCTTTGTTTCAGAAATAATTTCCAGCACGTCACATCCTACCACCGCACGGCACTGCACGACACAGCATTCATTTTCCAGCACTGCACAACGCAGCACGACACGGCACTTCACAGCACATCACATCACAACACCCAATCCCCAAACCCAAACCCAAAAACACAATGACAACCGAACTATCCACCCTGAAACAAACCCTAACAAGCGACAAGATGCGCGAGCAATTCGCCGCCGCTCTTCCGAAACACCTGACACCTGAAAGGTTTACGCGCATCGCCATTACTGCGTTGACGCGGACTCCTAAGTTGGTCGAATGCACGCAAGCTAGCTTGATGCGCTGCCTTTTGGATCTCTCTTCTCTCGGTCTTGAGCCCGATGGACGGAGGGCGCACTTGATCCCCTACAAGGACCAATGCACGCTCATCATTGACTGGAAGGGCTTGGCTGAACTGGCGATGCGCTCCGGCATCATTGCCAAGCTTCACGCAGACACCATCTGTGAGAACGATGACTTCGCCTATGACCTCGGTGAAATCACCCGTCACGTTGTTAACTGGAAAGCGCCACGGGGCGCGATGTATGCGGCCTATGCAATGGCCGTAACGAAGGACGGCTCGAAGTTCTGCGCTGTGATGACGAAGGATGAAATTGACGCTGTGCGGCAGCGATCAAGGTCCAGTAATAACGGTCCATGGGTCACGGATTACAATGAGATGGCGAAGAAAACTGCTTTCCGCCGCCTTTCCAAGTGGCTTCCGCTCTCGGCTGAGTTTCGGGACGCGCTGGACAAGGACCAAGATGAAGCGCCAATCGAGCGCGAAGTCACACCCGCGAAGGTGCCGCTTTTTCCGACGAAGGAGCCCGAACCGCTGACGCTGACCGCCGACGCGCCGACTCATTTGGAGATCCTGATTGCTCGCCTGAATGAGTCTGGCCTGACCTGGGAGCAAGTCGCAAAAGAAGCTGCTGTCGGCGGCTTCTTCGTGGATCTGGAAGCGCCGATGGAGCAGCAGGCACCCGACGCGCTGGCTGACATCGTGAGTGCTTGGGGTGCGATTGTGAGCGGCATTAAGAAGGGAGGTGCGAAGTGAGCGCGACGACCATCTACCATCGAGACGCCGGCACTGGTTTCGGCCTTGCCATCAAGCTCAACCTTAAAGCCGTGCGTGAGCTGCTTGATCGCGAAGTGCCACACTTCGACAGCCTAACCGCCGCAGACAAAAAGCTACTCCAGCGCCGATTCGCGGTCTACTGCAAGCATGGCCGCGCTGACTTCGGTATCGGTGCGGTGGCTGGTAAATTCCAGCAGGAGCATCCGCCGAGCATCGACAATTTGCCGAACAAAGCGGCGGTGCGGCTGGCAATTCAAAAAGTGAAAGGAGGTGCTAAGTGACTGACGACCCACGAAAAGGACTTCCCTCCGCATCATCGCTTGATCGGCTGCACAACTGCACTGGCTCTTGGCTGGCGAGCAAAGATATGCCCGACGAGTCTAGCGACGTTGCAGAGGCTGGAACGCGGATTCACAAGGCGCTTGAGACGGGCGATATGACCGGGCTGTCGGCTGACGAGGAGCAGACGGCGGAGATGTGCAGTGCGCAGGCCAACAAGGTAATAGTCAATTGGTTTGCCAGTAGCTCACTCAGCGAAAGTCTTTCCTTCCATGAAAGGCGACTCGGCCTAACCCGCATCGGCGGCGTGGTCGTAGTCAACGACGACACCAGAGCGGATCTCGTTTTTACGGGCCAAGCTGACCTGATCGTCATCGACGGCAAGCGCGGTCTTGTCTTGGATTACAAAACAGGGCGCGGTGAAGTCGCGAGCGCAGAAGAAAACCTGCAGCTTCGTGGCTTGGCTGTCATGGCTGCATGGGTCTGGCGGCTCGACTCGGTCAGGGTGGCTATCGTCCAACCTTGGGCTGGGCCTGCGAGCGTTGCGGATTATGACAGGCAAGCCATCGACCAGTCTCGCTTTTGGCTGCTTGACGTTCTGGAGCGCGTAAAGCTCGCAACACCTAACGACCTCAGTCCCGGCGCTTGGTGCAAGTATTGCAAAGCTAAGGCTGTATGTCCAGCACTCCGCAAGACGGTTATCAGCGCGCTTGACGTGATACATCCTGAGACATTGCCCGGCACGCCAGAAGTCCGCAGTAAGGCGGTGTTTGCTCGCATGATGGAGATGACGCCAGAGCAGCTAATCCACATCGAGAAACACGTTGTTGGCTTGATGGGCCTGTTCGTTGAGGCGCACAAGGCAGTGTTTAGAAAACGTGTCGAAGCAGGCGAAATTCCGGGCTATCGAATGAAGCCCGGCCAGATGCGCGAAAAGATCACCGACGTTGGCGCGGTGTGGGCAAAGTGCGAAGAGCTGGGCGTTAAAGCTGACGTTTTCACGGGCGCTTGCTCCGTGACGAAGGACGCGCTCAAGACGCTGCTCAGAGACGCTACAGGCGCAAAAGGTAAGGCGCTTGATGCGACTATCAAGGACGTGCTCCAGGGCGCGACAGAGAGCAAGGAAACCGCTCAAAGTATTGAGGAGGTAAAAGCATGAGTGAGCGACCAACGCCGGAGACGGATGCCGCTTCTTGGATAGACACCAATCAGGCGAACGCATTGACGCTTGCTTCGTTTTCCCGACAACTAGAACTCCAGCGCGACGAGGCGCGGGAACTGGCGCGGGAGTTGCGGGATGTGTTGGATGACTGGGAGTGCCTTTGGCGTGACCGAGTGCGGGAAATCTCAGGCATGACTTTTGCGGCAGGGTATCCAGTGGCGCGAAGATCTCGGGAGCTACTCGCCAAAGCAAAGGAGGTGCTACCATGACCTTTCCAGACATCCTCCGCAAAATCTGCGGCGAGTGCAAGGGCACAGGTCGGCAACGCGAGCGGCAATACCGTTGCGAGGACTGCGACGGCGAAGGCCACGTCCATGTCTGCGGCCACTGCGACGAGTATTTGCAGGACTGCAAATGCCAATGCACAAGCTGCTGCGAGAAGTTCGAAGATTGCCAATGTGAAATGGGGGTCAAAGAATGAACCAACGAGACTATCAACGGAGATACTATGAGCAGCGCAAAGCTAAGGGCTGCGTGGACTGTGGACGGGCTACAACTAAGAGCGCAAGCCGTTGCTCTTGTTGCGCCAGAACACACGCAGCACAAGCAAAAGAAAGATACGAAAGGAGCAAAGTAGCATGACACCAATCGAACTATCACTTATCGGGACACTCGTCGGATTTATCGTCTTTTGGCTTATTGGGGAGGCATTTAAATGAGCACGCTGACCGTAACCATTCCCTTGCCGCCTATGGCGCTTCGCAATAATGCGCGGGTCCATTGGGCGAAGAAGTCATCTGCCGTCAAAACCTACCGCTTCCAGACTCACATGCTGGCGCTGAAGGCTTGCGGCGGAAAATGTCCGCGCTGGAAGAAAGCAACAGTGCAAGTCACGGCTTACTTTCCGACAGCGCGACACCTTGACCCGACTAACCTAATCGACGCTTTGAAATCAGCGTTCGATGGACTGCAAGATGCAGGCGTTATTGAGAATGACAGAGACCTTTGGCCCTTGCGTCCGGTGATCGTGACGCGGGACAAGAACCCCAGAGTAGAACTAACAATCGCAAAGGAGGAACATGAATGAGCTGGCTTTATTCGCAGGCGCTGGTGGCGGAATGCTCGGAGGGCATCTCCTTGGATGGCGCACAATCTGCGCTGTGGAGTGGGACGCCTACGCCGCAAGCGTCTTGGTTGCCCGTCAAAACGACGGATGCTTGCCGCTTTTCCCGATCTGGGACGACGTTCAAACCTTTGACGGACGACCATGGCAAGGGCGTGTTGATGTCATTTCAGGCGGCTTTCCCTGTCAGGATATCTCCGCTGCAGGAAAAGGCGCAGGAATCACAGGCGAGCGAAGCGGTATGTGGAAGCACATGGCGAGAATCATCGGTGAAGTATTGCCTGAACTCGTCCTCGTGGAAAACTCACCGATGCTTGTGGGAAGAGGACTTGCCGTCGTCCTCGCTGACCTTACCTCAATGGGGTATGATGCGGAATGGGGTATTGTGGGAGCGCACCACGCCGGCGCTCCTCACAATCGGGACAGAATCTGGATCGTGGCCCACGCCTCGGGCGTGCATGACGGGTGGAGCGACGCCGGAACGGCTCAACGACAAGAATCGCAATCTCGAAAAGGCCGTGGCGCAAACGATGTGGCCGACTCCGAATCAACGCGACTGGAAAGACACCGGGGCGACGCAAGGGAATCGGAAATCTCCAAACCTTGGAACGATGGTGCATCAATGGGCGACGCCGACGAAGGTGGACGCGCAAGGCGGGCCGGGACGATCCGACAAGCGGACGGGAGGCGACAATCTGCGGACGCAGGTTGGTGGGCAACTGAACCCGACGTGGGTCGAGTGGCTCATGGGGTGGCCGCTCGGGTGGACAGACTGCGCTGTATCGGCAACGGACAAGTTCCAGCAGTGGCAGCGCTCGCATGGGAGATCCTGACAAAACAAAACATTTCAGTCTAACCAAACCAAAA